CGGCTGCCTCGGCTTTTGCCTTGGCCTCGGCCTTGGCCTTGTCGTCGGCCTTTTTCTTCGCGGCTGCATCGGGGGCAGCGCCGCCCTGAGCAGGGCCGGTCTTCGGGGCCGTAGAGGCGGAAGCACCGCCCTTGCCAAGCGCAGTTAGAATATTGCTGAGCTTGCCTGAAATTTCAGTGAGCAGTGCATCGGACATGGGGACACTCCAGTTGGGAAAATTATTGCGAGGGCGGTCCTACCCGCCTGACAGATCAGTGTCAAGCGGGTTGGCCGGATATTTTACTGGAGTTGAGCCAACGCCTCGTCGGACGACAGGTTCGGCTGAGCCGTGGTGTAGGGCTCACCACGCTTTGTGCGCGTGATGTCTTCACCGAGCAGAATACGCCGCTTCATTTCACTGCGGCAGAACGCAGCGACGACACCGAGATTGGCGACAACGGAGCCGTAGCTACGCAAACCATCCCAATCCTCGGGATAGTAATCGAGCAGCGCGAGGGCAGTTGCGCGGGCCGCATCGTGGCCGTCGAGCAGGCATGAAGTCAACTGCAATTGAGCCTGAGCGGCTGCGATGAGTTGGTTCTCCGTGCTGTCAGCACGCTCATTGGCCTCGCCCCACATGAGGTCCTGCACCGCGACCTCTTTGGCGATGAGGCTGTCAGCTAGGGCACCAGCCTTTTGCTGTTCTGTGGCCGGTTGAATTGTCGGCCACGTTTCGTCGATGTCGATCTTATGCTCGGTCGAGACCCACGCTTCGTGCGATCCCCCGGGCGTGATCGTCAAATCCGCCTCGACGCGCTCCCCGCACTTGATGTGAAGGTTCACATCGCCATTTGAGCAAGCGTCGTTCTTGATGATGAGCTTTGTTGTCATGTCTCTCTCCAGTAAGGTTGAACAAAATCCTCACGGCCCGGTCGAGCCGTGTGTTGAAAAGCTTGGCCCGCATGCCGTTGAGGACATCCTTCTGCCTGTTCTGATACAGCGCACGCTTCTCGGGATGCGCCTCATTGTAGGCGCGCATCCGCCGTGCAGTGTGGACCTTGCTGCACGTGGGGGAGCACGTCTTCCAATTCTTGTGTCGCGCGAACTCCGCGCCGCAGACTGTGCAGATCACGTGGGCATAACCCAACGTGTGCGCTCGACCGGCTGCGGCGTCGTGCAGATTGCGTTGACCATCACGTCGCCCTTCGCGGTCGTCTTGTAAGCCCAGCCCGGATAGTCCTGACGTTGCTGCTTAGTCGGGCGCTCGATCAGTCCATCACGGAGAAGCTCCTTGACGAATTGAGTGTAGGCTGGCGACGTGCGAGTGCACTCCGGCGCGAATGGATCACAACATCCGTAGAAGTGCATGAGCATTGCGATCTTCATCGGTGTATTGCGCTGGCAGCGTTGACGAGCGGGTTTGCGTGAACCGGCTTCGACCGGAAATAGAAAAACTTCTAGGCTCATGGACTTGGTCTCCGATATGAGGGACAAAAGAAAATCGCCGCACGAGGCGGCGACTTTATCAGATCATGCCCAGAGCTTGCATGTAGGTCTCGACGACCGTCTCGTTCTCTGCGCGCTCGTTGGCATCCATCTTGCGGAGCCGAACGATTGTCTTGAGCGCGGCGACATCGAAGCCGTTACCCTTGGCTTCGGCGTAGACATCCCGGATGTCGTCGGAGAGCGTCTTCTTTTCCTCTTCGAGGCGTTCAACGCGCTCGATGATGGCCTTGAGTTGCTCCTTGGCGAACTTCGTCGCCGGGGCCTCTTGGTCCGTCGCTTTAGGCATGGGGATTTCCTTCGGTTGGAGATCAGCGATATTGGCGGTATCCTGAAAGCAGCATTTTGTCAAGCGGCCAAACCCACTTGCTTTAGTTAATGAAGCCTGCTAGTTGGACCCTTCCGCCAAGTCCCCCGGAAAGGTCACATGCCAATTCGAAAGCGAACAATTGACCTTGCGCGGGCCTATGTAGATCAGCACTTTGGCGTGCGCTACCTGTTTCCGATCAAGCCCGGGGCGAAATTTCCACCGCTCATAAAGAACAATCTTGCAGATGCATCATCCGACCCCGCTCAGCTTGAAGCGTGGGAAAAGCAGTGGCCCGGCTGCAACTGGGGCGTAGCGCACCGCAAGTCGAAACTCCTAGTCGCTGACATTGACACGAACCAAGCCAAAGGAAAGATCGGTCAGGCTACATTCGACGGTCTCGATCTCATCTATGGCTGGCCCGAGACCGAAACGACCACGACACCAAGCGGCGGCTTTCATAAAATCTATGAGGGCTGGGCGAATGACGAGCATCCCGAGCATATCATGGCGCTCGGTGAGAACGGCATCGGCAAGGATATTGACAGCCCGAATTATTCGCTGATCCCCGGATGCACGTTCGACGATGGCACGAGCTACGTGGGCAACGGCCTCGATGCCGTGAAGTGCCCGGAGTGGATTTACAACACGATCAAGATGGCCAAGGTCAAGTCGCGCATCGCGGACGCGGGCGAGATCGTCATAGAGCTTGACCAAGAGCGCAACATCGCGCTCGCTATCGACTTCCTCATAAACGATGCCGAGCCCTCCATTCAAGGACAGGGCGGAGACAACAATCTGCTCAAGGCGGCCTACTACCTCAAGGACATCGGCATCTCTCAACAGCTTGGTGCCGAACTTCTCAACGAGTATTTCAATCCGCGCTGCCAGCCTCCGTGGGATATGGAAGACTTCGAGAAGAAGATGGCCGGGGCCTACACGTACGCGAACCTGTCGAAGGTAGGCGGCAAGACAGCCGAAGCCGACTTCGCTGACGAGCCTATGCCGAAAATCACACGGATAGGACAGTGGGACAAAGAAACGAAGTCATACAAGCTAACGCCCACCGATGACGAGAAGGCCATCGCTCAGCGAAACAAAGAGGCCAAGGAGCGACGCCAGATAGCCAAGAAAGAAGCCGAAACGCCGGACGCTGAAAAGCCGAAGAAATGGGACAAGCCGGAGGTGCTCGATACTTTTGTTTGGGTCTCGGGTATCGAGCGGTTCGTGATGAAGAGAGACACAAAGATAATGTGGAAGAAGTCCTCTTTTGACGCCCACTTCTCTCATCTTAATAATGCAAAGGGCGCTCCGAAAAGCTATTCTGATTACCTGTTCAAGCTGACCAAGGGTACTATCCCGAGGTTTGAAGAACTCGTATTCAAGCCGGGAATGCCCCAAGTCATCGACGGACGACAGTTCAACACCTATACATGGCCGACAGTCCTGCCGACTGAGGGCGACGTGTCGTGGTGGGACGAGCATATCGCCTATCTGTTTCCAAACGAAGCTGACCGAAACTACCTCTTGAATTGGCTTGCATGGCTTGTGCAGAACATAGCTCTGAAACCAAAGCACGCGCTCTTAATGCAGGGACCAATTCAGGGTACGGGCAAAAGCTTCATTGTCGAGGTAGTGTCGGAAATACTCCATCCGCGTAACGTCAAGAACGTTTCGCAGGCAGACTTGCATAGCGCCTTTAACGGCTGGGCTCTCCGCTCCAAACTGATCGTCGTCGAGGAATTACGCGCCGTCGAGCGCAACGAGGTAGCGAATAAGCTTCACCCTCTCGTCACACAAGAGACGATCAGCATCAATGAGAAAAACCTCCCCCAGCAAGAAGCCGACAACTGCTTCGGTATCTTCGCCATGACGAACAGTGATGCCGCGATATCGATTGACAAGAGCGACAGGCGCTATCTCGTGCTCAGAACCGACGCTGAGCCTCGTCAGCCGAGCTATTACGCCTCGCTGTACGCCAAGCTCGATGACCCGGCTGCTCTCTCTGCCGTAGCATTCGCGCTACGGAACCGAGATGTGGGCGAGTACGATGGTCGGCAAGCAGCGCCCCGTACGGCTGCAAAGGAAGCTATGATCGAGGCCGGAGCTTCCGATCTCGAAACCTATCTGATGGATCACGCAGGGGACTTCCCCATGTCGTCCCGCATTGTCACGACAGAAGATATCGTCACCGTCCTGCCAAAGCGCCTAGAAGGCCGGGGAGCGCGTATCGCTGCTACCATCAAAAGCATTCTGATCTCACGCTTCGGGGGAGTAGAACTCGGTCAGTGCCCGCTGCCTGACGGCTCACGTCGCCGACTGATCGCGATCAATGGCAGCGCAGGCATCCTGACCAAGCTGGAGACCTCTCAGATCGGAAAACTGTATGAGGAAGACAAGAAGAGGGCAGGCAAGGGCCAGCCCCTAGAAGAGTTCGACGAAGCCGGGAATGAGTTCTCGGAGGAATAACAAAACGCCCGGGATTGACCCGGGCGTTTGATCTCAGGAAGCTAAGGCGCGCTTCCGCTCGACGAGGGACACCACGTTTGGGTCCGCCGGGGCAACGCTGATGCGCCGTATCATGTTCTCATCGCGCTGAGCTTGGATGATCCACTGCTTGATCTCGTCGGTGTTGCCGTTGATGACCTTGGCAGCGATGGCTCGGTTCTTGAGCCTAGCGAACGCCTCTAATCGGTTGAGACCGAAGACGAGGCTGACGCCCATTCCGGGCGAGGGACGGTGTAGGATAACAGGTTGGAGGAGGCCGATGGCAGGAATGCTTTGCATCAATTGTCGAACTATTTCTTCGTCAGGCTTTCGATCTTTTGGCCGCTTCACACGGTCAACAACAATTTGTTCTGAGATAAGCTGTACTGTCATGGTGATTGAGCCCCATGGGTTTGTGCGGTTGAATGTCCGCTGTCCGACCATGGAGCGCGCCCATCTCCGTGTCAATAGAGATGGGCGCATTTGTAATGTATCGGTTTAGGCAGCGCCCTTGAGCCCTGCGATCTTCGGGAAAGGGCGAATGCTCGTCCACTCGAAGTCCTTGATGTGGCCCTTCTTGTTTCGGACTACGTAGTTCCACGCCAGAACCCAGACCGCAGCGCGCATCGTGTCGTGGATGCGGATGAGAGGGTTCTCGCGCATGATCTTCGCGAAGGTCCTGTTGGCCTTCGAGATCGGGTTCATACGCCCGGCGTGCGTGCCGTTGGCCCATGCATCGAAGAATGCATCGGCAAGCTCCCTGTCCTTCTGGGCGAACAAGTAGTAGAGCGCCGCCGCAAGAGACCGGGGCGTGTTCGTGGCCTTCTGGACCGCGAGCCCTTTCTCCATTCCAGAGTTGATCAGTTCGTGATCGTAACCCTGATTGAAGTAAGCCTCCCTGATCTCGGCACGAGTGAACGTCGTGCGCTCCTTCACTTGGTCGAGGCGGAAAAGCTCCAACCAGCGCATCACGTGCGCGAGCAGTTGCGGATTGTCCATCCCATCGACGAAGAAGTCATCGCCGATAGACCTCGTGCGGCCCTTGTCAAGCCAAGGGAAGACAGCGTCATCGATACCGAACACCACATGGGTCAAGAACGCCTTTCGCGCCCTGACACAAGCATAGAGCCGGTTCTGACCGTCGCCGAGCAGGCCGCCCTTGGTGAACTTGATCGTGTCGCCAGTAAGGTGCCACGTGCCGCTCGCCATGTCGGTGGCGTACTCTTTGATCTTCGACGGCTTCCGGGCGCGGTTGTGGCTGTTGAGGCCCGGGCTGTCAGTGCCGACGCCAAGGATGGTTGCGGCGGCCTTTGGCGTGATCGAGATGACGCGGGAGGTCTCCGGCGGCTTCTTGATCCAGTCGTTAATCTGATCCATCAAATCAGTGGTTGACCTCGTCTGTAGGACGGTGACGGTGGCCATAGCTTGGTATCCTTCTCTCAACTCCCCCTCAGGGTTACTGCGGCGCTTCCGCAGGCGCGACACATGCCGCGCTTTGGGACACATGGCACAGAACATTTGGAGGGTCAACCCCTCAAATCCAGTATGGTGAATAGCCAGCGGCCAACCGGCTTGACAGGTTTCGCGCTCTCCCATACGCTCGTGAGGCTCGCACAACGGACAAGGCTTTGGCCTCGAAAGAGGATGGGTAGCGTGTGGTTGACCAGCGAGTGATGGCACTGATGCCAAGATAGAAAGCGGCCAGACCCGGGAGGCAGAGCCCGGCACCTCCACCATGATCAGCGCGATGCGGTATTGATACCGTGCACAACAAGATGCGGCAACCCTGAGCGGTGCTCCGCGCTGATCTTGATGGGGGTGAAACAGGTTCGATGGGCGCAGAGAAATCGAAAGCGTGTGCTCGGCATGATACCGCCGTTATCGGGTCACCTTGAAACTGTCGCACATAACGACAATTTCCCTGCCGAAATGCGCCTAGCGGCGTAACCGGCTCGGGTCCGGGACTACCTCGGAACAGAACAGCCCCGCGAACGCCCAGAGATCGCTCTCTGGGCGCTTTGCGTTGTGCTATAGCTCTTGGGTCCTGATCCACTCCAGCGCCTCTGAGAGGGCTATCTGGCCTATCCCACGGACCCGAAGAAAGTCGAGTTGGTAGTGGGACGCGGCCATGGGGACGTAGCGGAGTTCGTCGGGGCAGTAGCCGTGCAACAGATGCACGTCGCTGTCCTCAACGATGATGAAGAGCTTGTTGGCGATCCGCTTAGGCGGGTAGTCGAGATCGATGATTGCCCGCGTCATCCGCGCATCTCGTCCGATACAGATGAGACGTGTGATCGGTTTGCTCATGGTGCCCCTCAACGTCTACGCATCGCAACACTGATCCGGCGACCGTGCTCCTTGCGGCTCCGGGCCTTCCCCATGCGCCAGAGAGATCGAAGCGCCTTGCGCTGCTTCTTACTGAGCTTGTACACGTGCCCACTCCAGAATGGATGCACGAGGTAGCCATTCGAACTCGTATCCCCGGAGCGCGGCCATGGCAGTCGCGATGCCCTGCTCGAAGATCATGCGCCGCCGATACAGGTTGGCGCGCTCCCAATTCCAAATCTCGATTAACTCTCTGCGTTCAACGTCGCTTGCCATTGCCGAAGCCTCCGCCGTTGTGCACGTCCTCCATGAACGCGCCTCCGCCGACCCTGTCCACGACGCGCGGCGTTCGCCGCTTCTTGCGCTTGGGCCGGACCGGGACAGGAAGGCTAGCATGGTCGAAGAGCAGCCGCAACTGGTTCTGCAAGGCATGAGTGTTGGCATTGAATGTTGCTAATCGGCAGTTGTAATCTCGGGTATAGATGCCGTACTTGCCGTCCTTGCCGATGTCGATCCGATAGTCCTTTAACCACTCCGGCTTGCTTGTGCCCGCGCAACTTTTGCACTGACGAGCGCAGATCGGCCCGTTGAACTCGGCACTCTCGCATTTGAAACCGATCTCACTACTCACACTGCGCTTGGCCATCACATCAAATCCTCTGTATCCACGACTGGCTTGCTCTGCTCATAGCGTTCCCGTGCCGTGGCGATCTCACTGACAGAGTAGGAGTTCTCGATGCAGTAGATCAAGAGGCCGCCGCTGATCTTGCGGGCGAGCGCGACAGTGCGCTTACGCTCGTCATCGATGTAGCTCTGAATGGTTCTGTCGATCACGGAGATCACTCCGCGCCTCTGGGCGTGGCATGTCGATCCAATGCTGCGATCACGCGCGGGTCAAGTTCGGCCTTCCAGTCGCGAATGTCATAGACATCACCGACAGGAATGCGAAGTGTCTCCAGCGGCTCCTCGCGCAAGAACTTCGAGAAGTCGCACGTCGTCGCATACACGCTACCGTCTACAGGACGGCGGCGGATGTAGACCGGCACGCCATTGACGCACCAATCAAGAGCGCGCGGGCTCATGGTAGGATGTCTAGCCATATTGCCAGTGTCCCCAAACTTGCCACGCCTGAATGATGCAGTCATAGACCGGCTCATGCGGAACGCCCGCAATGCCGAGCGCATCCCCGATGGGGACGATGCGCGTTGCTGGCGTCTCCTTAACAAATGTCCGCATGTCGCGCGGTGCCTGATAATGCCAGAGACCATCAACCTGACCATCTGCACCAAGCTGACGGTTGAGTTCGACGAGATTGGACAAATCAAATTGCGTCCCATTAGCCCAGACCCGAGAGGCTTTCCGACAGAAAAATCTCACATGCTTGCACACCTTTTCGAGCATGATGCGCTTCTGATCCGTATCAGCCCAGTGATCACTTGCTTCGAGCTTTTGATCTTTCCAGAACTTCTGCGTACCAGCACTGACCTCGCGGCCAAGCAATAGCTGCGGTTCGATTTCTGGAATGAGTAGACATCGCTCGCCAATCTTCAAGCCGTCGAGCGGAGCAGGATCGAACTCGATCATGCCAATGGAAAGGATAAGCGCATTGTTCGGAGATAGCGACATGGTTTCGATGTCGATCATAACGTGCTCGAAATTGATCTTGTCATGATCGCCAGTATCGACTGAGAGGGGAGGACCTATCACCGTATCAGAAGGGGATGTCATCATCGTTGTCTACCTTCGGTTGTTGATGTCTCGCCGCTCGGCTCCGAGCAACTGCTAGGCTATGCGGGAAGCCGATGACCTCACGGTTGGCTCCGATGTAATAAATTGTATAGCCCGCCAGCGCGGCGCTGACAAGCCATCTCCTAGCGGTTTCTTTGTCCGCGATCTCGACGCCGACACGATCCTTGCGCGTCCAATCATAACGTAGGGGACAGGCTAGGTTCTTGGGCGGTCTGATGTCGTGGTTGATCGCATATCGGAACGGCTTCTCGGTAAGTTCAAGGCACTTCGAGGCCAGCATCTCAGCGACACGCCGGTCAGAATAGGCAGGCGTGATCTCAAGCAATTGCTGCGAGACTGATTGCTTGTGCATACCTTTGAGCGGCAGACTGGCCCCCATTCAGTCCTCGCACTCAGAGGCCGCGACAAACTCGATCAGCGCGAGTAAAGCCAGACATCCGCCCAATACGAGCAGAGAAGCCCCGAGGCTCTCTCCGCTTTGTATGAACGTGCCAGTGCAAACCGCAACGGTCGCTGCCCAGTAGACAGCGCGGGGATTTATTTTGTAGGTCATTAGTCAATTCCCTCTTCGAGCCCATCGCGCTCAAACCTAGAGATGAAGTTCTCGATTGTATCACGAGTGACCTCGTAGCGCAGGCGGCCTTGCGTCGCATCGTAATTGGTTTCTGATCGGTTGACGCCGCCAGACAATGCAGCTACCGCGCGCAGATGTCCCTTGGCGATCTCCCATTGCTGGGCCATCGCTGCGCTATGAGGAAGGAATTTAGCTGCCATCACTTCCACCTTGGCGCATTGCACTTACCGTCCTTGCGAAGGCACTTGCCGACTGGCAGAAAATAGAACTCATTCCCCATGTTCTCAAGACACTCGCATCTCGCGCCGGATGGAATATACGGCTTGGCGTACTCCTCAGAGCGGATTTGCTGATCGCTCTTCATGGCTTTCTCAATCCGCTCGACGAGACCTGTCATGTCGCGCGTGAAGCTCTCAAGCACGTATTGAAGCTGTTGAACCGCGCGAGTGTTGATATCCCCAGCCTCGCTCATCGTGTTGGCCGCGCTGCAAATGGTTTCGGCTGCACGAGAGATAGCGAAGCCTGCGCTTCGAACATCCTCGGCACCATGCAGATGAATGCTATCCATGTTTCATCGTCCCTCTATCTCCGCGCCGCGTTCGGTACGCTATCGTGCGCGCCTTCTGATCGTACTCAAGCATCCGGTATAGCTCATCCCATCGTCGCCTACCAGCGGCAATTTTCTCGCCCACGCTATAGCCATGTCCCATGTTGGAAAGAAACTGGGCCACGTCCTTGCTACAGTGTTTGGACGCAATGACGGTCATCAGTTATTCTCGCAACCGATCTCCCCATCGATACAGAACAGCACCTTGACACTGACCAGCATGTGCCGCTGAAACTCGCCGCCCCATCGGCGCTTGTAGAAAGCTATGGCCATGTCGTCGCTGTCCGCGATGACATGATAGACGATCTCTTGCGTGACTAGGTTGCCGGTCTTCTCGACCTCGCCTGTACCGTACACGCTGGCGACTTCGTCGAGAGTGGCGACAGTCTTGATCTCATAGACCTTGCGCCGTTCGTAAACGCCGCAGTTAGTCACCGTTCGACCGCCGCCTTCTGCAATGAATGTCATCACCATGCCCCATCGTGTCGAGCCTGCCACCATCGGGCGAGCAATCGGGATTGCGCATCGTCCGCGATGATCTCATCCTGTATCATCGTGCAGCCGATTTGCTTGGCATAGCGTTGAAGATCGAAATACTCTTTTTCGGATCGCCAAGCTTGCTGACGTAATGCCTCGACCTTGATATGCATCACCAACCCTTTCGCGAAACCTGATCCTGCCGTGCCAGCGTCTTGGCCTCGACGATCTTGTTGCCGCTGAGCCGGACAATTCGCCCGGGCTCTGGCAGCGAGAGCTTGCACCAAACATTCTTGGAGCAATACTCGCCGTCGTGATCGCGCTCGACCACTTGGAAAGCATCCTCGTCGCTCATGCGAACCGGAACACCTTGACCTACTACTCGGACGCACTTAGCCATCTTCAAACGCCTTTGCTGTTATGGGACCGATGTCCCAGACCTTGTTGCCGGGCTGACCGTGCCCGAGGATACGATAGCCGCTGGCATGAATGAAACCGTCCCACCCATAGCGGATATCCGCGATCAGATAGGTCTTGTCAAATTTCTTGCACCGCTGACCAACAAGCCGCTGGAGTAGCTTGGCATCGTTCATGCCGCTGTCGTGGAGCATGTTGATCGTATCTCTGCGCGCTTTGCCAGCTTCGAGCAGCGCAATCTCGTGGCTACTGATGATCGTCATTTCGAAACCATTCCCATCCGAGACCTGAGCTTCGGATACTGTGTCGTCATTTTCCCTCTATAGTGAAGCCTTCAATCGAGGTCAATCCCTGAAAAGCGATTAGAGTTAACGGCTCGCGGCTGTCCGATCTCGTGCCCGGGAGCGAAACTCATTCGCCGCTTTCTGATATCGCTCTGCCGCGTCGGTATCGCTATACTCGTGCATCGACTGGACCTCTGCCTGCACGAGACGAGACAAGAGCTTGGCCGCTCGCCTCTCCAGTATCGAGGCGACCTCGTTCAAGGTCGTGACGCTATAGGGGCCGGTATCGATCTTGGGAAGTGGCATTGCAAACTCCGAATTTAGGGCGCTAGTCGAGCCGTATCGCATTACTCAGACGATGTCAATGTGTCTGAGTAAGTGTCTGAGTAAATGGCCTCAAAACACTACTAGACTACCGATATTGGCGCTCACCGACCGAAAAACATGGTCCGTGACGCATGACGTTCCTTAGCAATATCAATGGGATGACTTTTGGAATTGTGCCTTTTCGAGGGGATTTTTCATGCATTTTTGGCCAATTGGCCGGATTGGCGCTCTGGCAGTTGGATTTATCCTAACTGGTTATTAAGCTGTTGATTTGCTAACCTGTTCGGGCAGGGAGGAGCGTTGTAAATCGCTTTTTCAATTACTCAGTCACTCAGACCAACTCAGACGCCTCTGAGTAACACTTGTTGCTTATATATCAACGCTTTAAGTAGGGTTTACTCAGACGATCAGTCAGATTGAAAGTACATAGAGAGAGAAGTATCTTATAGAGTATGTCGTTTTGTCTGAGTGTCTGAGTAAATGGCCCATTTTTGTGGCCATTGGCTCTGCCTGCTACGGACAGGACAAAGGCCCTAATTTAGAGTTATGATTAATCATATGTCGGGGCGCATTAACCTTAACTATTAAGGTTAATGCGCGCGCATGCAGCCTATTAACCTTAATTCTTCACATTAATACTCCCCTATTAACCTTAATTCTTCACTATATCCTTGATATCATTAACGTTAATTCTTCACGTTAACGCCTAAGCCCTGCTCCACACGCATATCGCGATCACATCACACACGCTATGCTATTGATATCATTAGTATATCCATATTATATTCCATAATAGAGGTTATGCGTTATGTGATGTGGCCTACGCTCGATGCCTATTAACCTAAACTATTAACGTTAATCGCATCGCGCTCGATAAAAGCATTGACGTGGGGGAGGATAGATGGGTTGAACCGAGGCCCCAAGAGATACCGGGTAGGACCCCAATTTCGCGAGCATCGCCAATATGCTATACCCCCTAGCAGACACATCCTTTCCGAGTTTTGAACCAAAATCCGCAGAAAATAAAAATCAGGCTATAGAAAAATTTTTGACAGTTGACATTTGTGAAATTTTGAATTATCGAAATCACCATGTTCAAGAACGACCAAGCTCGCTCCGCTGCATTGACCGCTGGCCAGACCCGCTATGCAGGGCGCTCGTGCACGCACTGCGATAGCTCCGAGCGATACACCTCATCCGGCTCATGCGTTCGATGCTCGCTTCGTCGAGCGCAACAGCGAGCGGGCTCGTTACCTACGCCCGGCTTTCAGTCGAACGTCCACTCCGCTCGCGGCGCTGCATTCGCAGCGAAGCAGAAGACCTTCATAGGTCGGCCATGCGCGACGTGCACTAGCACTGAGCGATATACTTCATCAGGGTCGTGCATCCATTGCGCCAAAACCGCTCATCTCTCTGCTCCATCACGTGCGAACGAACCGCGACGCGAGACTTCAACGGCTGTCCCGCTTAGGCCCGAAGATGGTCTATGTCAATGTTGCGGCGAGATCGCACCTCAACTCATCATCGATCACGATCACGCTCTTGAAGAACTTGGCTTCCCGGCGAGCGAGACGTTCCGGGGATGGATTTGTTACGCTTGCAATACCGGAATAGGTCGGCTAGGAGATAACGCCGCTGGCGTGCAGCGAGCACTCGACTACTTGAGGAGATTGTCCCCATGACAACTAGACAAGCGACGAGCTATGAAAGCACAGAGCGACACGTGTCAAACCGCTCACTGCAAGATGAGATCGCACTAGACCATGGTCTCCATCGCCGCGTGGATACGATGCTCAGCGCAAGCCACGTTCTCGTCGGCGATCACGATCCTGAGCCGCGCGTCGTGCACGGGCACGACATCTATGCCGATGTCTCGAAGAGCTTCGGACCGAGCGCCAAGCCGCGCTGGCCTTGCCGAGGTAAGTCATGAGCGATCACTTCATCGTCGAGCAGCCCGTAGGCTTCTCACTCGGCGACACGATCAAGCCTCGCTATAGCGACGATCATTCGATCATTGGCTTCGACCGAGTCTCACTCGACGGCATGCGCACGCCTATCGCCGGGCGCATGGTCAGCGAGCCCCCGCGCGATGAGCGCACGAGGATGCCTCTCATGATCAACGGCATTCAACTGTGGTATGGATGGTAGCTATGAAAGCGTACCCTGTCGAGATCGAGCACCGAGAGACCGATCAGGTTTTCAGTTACTACCACAACCTGATGGACGGAACGAACGCGGTCAGTCTCTTGCACTTCAACGCGAGCCTGCTTGCGCGGCTGCACCAACAGATGAAGCCGGAGTTTCGCCGGATCACGATGGACATTGGTCAGGCCGGGTATGATCTCTGCATGAAGCATAGAGGTATCGAGGAGGCCAAGGTCGAGCGGCTGACGCCAAGCCAGCTTCGCGATCCCGGGTACGGGGCGCTCTTTCCAGATGGTTCATTTACGATTGTTGACGGACACCACCGTCTTGTGCGAAGATATCGGGGCGGCGTTCGCGTGATGGACTTCTGGGTCTGCCTCCGCGAGGTCTGGCAGCATTGCTTGATCGAGTATACCCCAGAGGGTGAGTGCTTGATCCGGGAAGCATTGCCGCCCCGCGTCGAGGACCCGGCGATGATCCCCTCAACCGTGAAGGTGCACAAGCCATGAAACAGTTTTTAATTTTCTCGTTCCGCCTTACCTATGTGTGGCTCGAAACATTCGCGTACCTCGCGATCCTGTTTGGGCCGATCATCTGGGGCCTATACGGCTTCGGCATTCTCAAATGAAGATCGATGACGACAGCAACCCTGTCACGGACGCGGAGAAGCACGCCTACTGCATTCGACGGCGCGGCGTGTGCGCGACGTTCGTGACAGCGAGCATGTACGCAGCGGCGGAGAAGGCGGGCTTCGACATGCGCGACTTCGTCATCCGAAAGTTCATCCCTCGAAAGGGAGAGAGCGCATGAACCGCGATGAAGAGCGTGACCGTATCATAAACAAGCTCGTCGCAGATGGGATCGAACCGCTAGCCCCCGGCGAGCCTATCCCTGACACGACCGTCACCATCAAGCCGGGCAATCTGTATGACGAGGAAGGTAGGATCGTCGGCTGCATCATGACCGAGGAGCAAGATGAAAAATCAATACGCGAAGGGCCAATGCTATGGCGTACCTTCCCCGGCGCACAGCGCGCTTTATTTGGCGATGATCGCAAGCATCATATCGAGGAAGAAGAAGAAGATTGCGGAGGCATCAAATGATCATCGGTCGCAAAGCTATGGAAGCGATCAGCGCGGTCGAGGGGAAATCCCTCACCGATGAGCAGCGTGCGATGTTCGACGAGTTCGACAGGCTCGGTCTTCTACAAGCTGAGCGGCGCAAGCGCATTAAGGAAAAATACTGCGGAGGCATCACGTGTCTCCCGGGACAGGGCGGCAAATGTGTCGCCTGCTCCGATGAAGAGTGAGGTGACCTATGGCCGGAAGACCAATCAACGCTGACAGGCAAAGCGCATTCGAGTTAGGACTTCG